CGTTGGTTGTAATGCCACGCACTACGCCAAATGTGGTTACACGACCAAATCCATTTAATGCAATGTTTTCTGTTGCAACACCAACAATAGCGTTTTCATCGGTAATTCCTGCAATAGTAGGGGCAAAAGTACTAACGCCACTAGCAACAACTGTGCCTGTATGGAAAACAATCTGTAATGGACTATCGGTTAGTGCTGCACTAGCTTTACCGTAAACAAACAGTTCTTCACCAATTTGCTGGGTAATGTTGCCACCACCCATACCAGCGTTCCAAGCACCAGTAGAGCCGTCATACCATATTTTTCCTGCGGCTAAAGTTACGGCTGAACCATTGCTAAATTGCTGTGAAAGTATGCCTGATGCGTTACCTGTGTCATCAATCGTAGTTACGCTGTTTTGAATTAGTTTGCCAGTAGTGGTATCAAACCTAGCTACTGCATTGTCTGTTGCACTTGCTGGGCCAACTACATCACCACCCAAAGATGGGCTTGAGTTTGTAATGACACCAGTTGTGCTGTTATACGATATACCTGTACCAGCACTTACAGAAGTTCTAGCTCTAGCAGTTGTAAAGTATTGGTTTGTACCTTCAGCAACATCCGTAGTAGTTAAAACTACTGTTCCTGTGTAACCGTTTACGCTAGTTACAGCATCTGTATTGTCTATCTTCTGCCATGCAGAACCGTTATATACTGCCCAATCGCCTACTTGCCAATCGGTAACACCGTTAAGGTTGGTAGAACCAGCCACATTGACTACATAGTAATAACCCTTAGTACCTACAGAAGATGTCAGCGTTGGTGTATTAGTTGATGCGTTCCAAGTACCTTGATAGCTTAATGCGCCCAATACTGCGCTTGGTAATTGGCTAATAGGTACTGTGCCACTACCATCTAGAGTCGCTACTCCATTGGCTACAGCTTTTTCAGTAGTAGGTATATACCCTGATACTGTCGTTCCACTAATTGAGCCGCCAGTAATTGTTACATTATTGGCGTTTTGAGTAGACATTGTGCCAAGACCAGTTACATCTGTGCTTGGTACAGTTGCACTCGCTGTCATTGGCGATGTGCCATTGCCCTTTACATAACCAGTTAAAGTCGCTGCGCCTGTACCACCATTAGCAACTGGAACAGTTCCATCTAAAGTATGGTCAGCGTTCCAATCACTTGGGCGGACTAATGACGAGTCATCACCGTCAGGTATTGTTGAAACCTTACTATGCTTGACTGTAATAGCCATTATTGAACCCCAATAATTTTGCCGTCTTGACCTCTAACAACAGTCTTTGGCCTGTTATGTTGAGCATTGATTGTATCAACTAAAGCGCTAATAGCTTGTGCCATTTGCTGATTTCCTTGACCAATAGCGTTAGCAATCGGTTGCATTGGATGTTCCATAGCATGAGCCATTGATTCTTCAGTCATATAAGCCATTTCGCCATCGGATTCACCAGCACTAATGCGAGCAGTTTCAATCTTAGCGCCATTGTTGATGTGAGCCAGCAATACCTGGGTATTACGCTCAGTCATCATCTTCATTTGAGAAACCTTCATTTCCATTTCTCTGTCCATTGTGTTGCGTTGCTCTTCAAGCTGGAATTTAAGGCTGTTTTCTTGCGCCTGAAACTCTTGTTTAGCTCTTTCCAATTCAATTTGAGCCTGTAATTTCTGTTGCTCAAGCTGTGATTGGTTTTGCATTTTAGCTTGTTCTAATTGAGCTTGCATTTGCAGTTTTTGAACTTCTGGTGCAGGTGGTTTAGGCTGACCTTTAGTAGCTTCGTACTGTTTCTTCAAATCATCAGCAGTTTGGTCAATAATTCCCTCTAATTGCTTACCAGCTTTAAACGCAGTTACGCCAAATTTAAGCATTTCTAGCAACATTGGAGTCATTTCAGGTGCAGCTTGAGCAGTTGGCAGAGCCATAGAAATAAATTGACCAACAGCCGCCAAAAATGCGGTTCTATCGGCTTTTTCTTGCTGCTCATCTTGATAAATCATTGAATCAGAAGTGACTTCAATGCGGAAATTCTTAGCTGCTTCATTTCTTAACAGTTCAATAGCTTGTGGAATGTACTGTTTGTCCTGTTCGGACAGTTGCATTGCACCAGAAATCTTAACCAGCGTGTCATCTGTAAAGTGATTGCAGATAATCTGCGCTTTGATGCACAGTAATGAAGTAGCAAAATCTACGACAGCGTGTTGCTGAGTCTTTAGGCGACCTGCTGCGTTATTAGACTTAATGATTTGTGCGCCAAGGGTTTCAGATGGGTCTGTTTGACCACGCTGAATGTCGGCAATACCCATCAATTCATAGATTTGACCCTTAACTTGCTCCATTGCCTGATAGCAAGACATCAAGGCGCTTGCAAATGGGGCTAAATCGACTAAATCAATAGCACCTTTCATGCCTTGTTTCTCAGCAAACGCCATCCAGTTGTGTACTGGAATCATGGTGTTGTTTTCGCCTTCAGAGAACAGACGCTGGAGTTCGGTAGCGGAGGCATCGTAAACACCTCTGACCTTCAAAGCATTAATTAAGCCATCAATTCTGTCACACAGAACATCTAATTCTCTGGCTTGGTCTTGGTAGATGACGAAATCAGGGATAGGCTCAAGGCTATCAGTTGTAAGAGTGGCGTACAAAGGCTTTGGACAAGGCCAAAAGTTTTCCAACTGTAATGGGTCATCTCGTTCATCCAATATCTTTCCGAGGGACTTAGAAATCCACAATACTTTTCCTGTTTCTTTGTCCCAGATTTCATATATCAGCGCCTCATATACACCGTCATCAGATTTGTAAGATTGTTTTAAGTCTTCAGGCTTGGTATCCAATGGGATTTTGTAGCCTAATTCTTCGCCAAAGCGCTCACAAAGAGCAGGGCGACTCATATAAACTCTACGCCAGACTGCGGTTACTTCTTCCCAAGTTCTAGCGATTGTGTGTCCAAAGTCTTTCCAATGAACATAATCTACAGGGCAGCACTCATACTCAATGCGCTCTTGGTTTTCATTTGCCATTCCTTCAGGCGTTTCAGCTTCATCGGCATCTTCGGTAACTTCAAGACCATCATCAGGTTCACCTGGCTCTTCGCCAACAATATGTGGCTCATAACGAACCCAAGCTACACCACGACCACCAAGTAAGCGGTCTAGAACTGCGTTGTTCATAGCAGACTTATAGTCGCCATAATGCTCAATCTCGAACTCTAAAGCTCGTTCAAGCATCATTGAGGCTACACGCCCTATGGGGTCATTATCCCTAAACCTACGGCTAACATCAGGTCTAGGCAGTCTTGCAAAGATAGCTGGCTGTATAGTCTGAACATTGCTCCAGAGTATGTTAAATCGTGCATTAGGGTTTCTGTCGTAGCGGCTATCATCTTTATATTTCTTTACTATGCGGTCTACTCTGGCTTCCCAACGCTTATATGAGCGCTCATAGCCCATAATGGTTTTATACCAATCTTCGTAGGTGTGATTGACTGTTGCTTTATCGTTTGCCATCAAATTCTTCCTCTTGAACTAGATTGTGGGTTTTGTTTCCACATATCATTCAAACTAACATCTGTTTTACCTACAAATAGCCCTTTAATCGAGTCATCTTTCGAAGGCAACTTAGCTTCTTCTTTCCAGGCAATACTTAACATCCTAAATGCGTCAGCACCATGAGAAGTCCAATCATGCCTGGGTTTATCCCTAAACACCTTCTTGTCCTCATCGTATTCACGCTGGTACTGCCTTAAACATTCAATGCCATCTTCGCACTTATGGTCAAACCAAGCTCTAGTTAATGCTAGTCGTGTTGCTTGTATTCCATCTTGAAGTGACAAACTTGGCACAATCTTTAAGTATTTTAACGGAATTTTGTCTGAAAGTTGCTCAATTATGCTCTTATTTGACGCAAGTGTCTTTGCTCTTGCATCGTGAGGTAAGTAATGTGTGCCATACACATAGCCTCTTTCTTTCTCTCTGGATTGAATAATGCCTGCGTAAAAAGCTACTGGCTGACCATTGCTGGAATGGTAATCAAGCATACGAATCTCGCCATGCACGACTTGAAACCACCAAATAGCGGTGTCATCTGAATAACCCAAGTCCCAAGCTGTATGCACAGGAAACATAGGGTCGTATTCAACTTCTCGTATTCTGCCTTGGTCGGTAAGCTGGCGCATCTCTTTGCCATAGAAAGCGCCTAGAATTGCAGACTCAAAGTCGCACTCAAACTCTTGCAAGTATTGGTCTTGAGTCATCATTTTGGCGGCATCATCTAATTCAGATTTTTCAAGCAACCCTGTTTGGCTGGCTCTGAGTACCTTTACATACCAATCAGAATCTTTGGTAGCGTTATGGTAAATGTCATAGAAAGCGTTATGGCCTTTAGGAGTGCCAATAAACACAGCCCAAGTCTTATGCCCATTCAAACCATTACGGTCTGCAAGCAATGGTCGTATGATTTCACCCCATACTCTAGGGCGAATATCAGCATATTCGTCAAGCACGATTCCATCACAGTAATTGCCTCGAAGCGCATTTTCGTTATCAGCGCCAAATAACCTAATTCTTGAACCATTAATAAGCTCTACCCATAGTTCAGATTGATTTGATTTGGACAATACTGGCTGGGAATAGCGTACAAGGTAATCCCAAGCAATGCTCTTACTTTGGGCTAGGTATGGGCTAATGTAAAAATAACGCCCATTTTCTTTGTTTTCAACCAATGCCCTATATATAAGGTCATTAATGCAAGCAACAGTCTTACCACAGCGTCTATGTGCGACTATGACTGCCCAGCGTTGCTCTCTTTCGTGGAAATCTTCAAATACATCTCTAGGCTTATAGTCAAGCTCTATATCTAAATCTACTTCTTCCAAGACACCACCATGCGTTGAGGTGCTTTTTCATCGCCTACAACTTCAGTTCTAGCAAGTTTAGGCACATGGTATTCGCTTACAGCCATTAGGCAATCAAACGCTACTTTAGGGCCATGCTTGGGGTCACTAGCAATGGATTCTAGCCACTCTTGCATACGCTCAGAGTTAGCATCGACAAAGTTTGCAAACGCCTCACGAGCCTTCGCAGTAGCCTTGTTGGGCGTTCCTTTAGGCCTTCCAGCTCTATTTAGGTTGCCTTCTACAGATTTCGATACTTTATTTTCCATACATTCTCAAGTGTTTGATTTGTAAGGGTTTAATTCTACACCAATTTATCCAACAATATCAGGGTCGTGGTTCTTGTTCATAGCATCCATTAAAGCCTGTTTACGCTTCATGCGTTGGTTAGCTTTTCTATTGAGGATATTGCTATCGTCTAGCTCTAATGGAGGATTCTTCTCTTGGCGCTGTCTTTGTTGCTTTTCCAGCGTGGACTCTTTATGCGGCCTAAGCATAGCGTTTTCTGGGGGGTAGCTTCTTGTCATGTGTTTCATTAATCTTTTTCCTTGACATACTTGTCATAGGTAGCTTCTAGCTTTGACTTGCGACTACCTTTGGCATATTCACGCTCAGTATTTAATGCAATCGCCAAGGCTTGCTTTTTAGGTTTTCCAGCTTTTATTTCGGTTTTAATGTTTTTTCCTACGCTTTGGGCTGACCCAGACTTGTCAAGTGGCATGGCTATTCCTATTTAAGGTATTTAAGTTTGTAAATGGTTGAATCAATTAACTGTTGTATTTCTGCAACAATATTAATCAATTCTTGTTTTTGCGGCAAATCTGCGTTGGCTTCTGCCACGAAATTCTTTAGTGATTCCAAGTATTTAAGTGGCTCTTTAGGCTGATGGTAGACGCTTGGAAACTCTTTAATCTGTTCATAGCAACCCATATAGGCTTCTACATAACTATCTACAAGCTCAACTATCTCATCATAGTATTTGCCCAGAGCTTTATGCTGTGAGTAAGAATTGGTTGCCCAATGAAAGAAATGAGTATTAGTGCTGCTATGTAACAAAGTAGCAGCGAACAT